GGTTGATTGGAATCCATGAAATCATGATTCAAGACTGCGTCTATGAACTTCCCGTCATCGAGCGGTCGTCTCTCAAGATCGGCACTTTCATTGACCTGGCCACCAGCACGAATACGCGCGCCGATTTTACGGTTATCGCCACCTGTGGCCTGGATGAGAAGGCGAACATCTACATCCTCAATATCCTTCGTGGCCGGTGGGAGTGGCCGGATGCAAAAGAGCACATCATAGACGAGATCCTCTCCCAGGGGGTCGGCCTGGCCGGTGTGGAGACCAACGGCTTTCAGCTCTCCTCTTTTCAGGAGCTGGTTCGGGAGAAGCGGCTTCGCAGTGTCGCCTTCTATCCCGTTTCGGTCAATAAAGACAAAGTGAGCCGCGCTCTGCTCTGCTCGGCCCGCGGCGCAGCAGGCAAGCTGTTCTATCGCAAAAATGCCTCCTGGTTTGAGACGCTGCTTTACGAATTCACCAATTTTCCGGGCGGAGATCACGACGACATCGTGGACGCTGTTACCGGATGCATTGAGCTATTAAACAATTTCCAGGTCGCAGCCCCGGTGGTCTCGCCTGGCGTTCCCAAAAAACGCAGTAAATGGAGAGGGAGAAGATAGTGGCAAAGAAGAACATGAAACTGGTCGAGATGGGCCGGACGGGTCTGACTCGCTTCGGCGGCTACATCTCTGAAGAGTGGCTTCCTGAACTGCAGGGCAGAAAGGGCGCTGAGGTCTACAAGAGGATGGCCGACAGCGATGCCATCATTGGCGGATACCTGTTTGCCATCAAGGAGATCGCTAAATCGGTTCCCTGGTTCGCCGTTCCCGCCAACAGCAGCGAGGAAGGCCAGGAGGACGCCAAGTATCTGGAGAGCTGCATCTATGACATGTCCTACCCCTGGCCCTCCACTCTGGATGAGATCTTTTCCATTCTGACCTTCGGCTGGGGCTACTTCGAGAAGGTCTTCAAGATCCGCCGGGGTCCGAGACAGAAAGATCCCAGGTTCCACAGCCAGTATAACGATGGCAAAATAGGCTGGGCCAAATGGGCTCCCCGAGCCCAGGAGAGCCTGAACGAATGGATCTATGACGAGGACACAGACACTCTCATTGGCATGAGCCAGATCCCGGCTCCGGACTACCAGGAGCGTAGGATTCCACTTGACAAGGCTCTGCATTTTGTAACCACTTCGTCCAAGGGCAATCCGGAGGGCCGGTCCCCCCTCAGAAACGCTCGTCGAAGCTACTATATGAAAACTCAGATCGAGGATCTGGAAGGGATCGGAATCGAGCGTGACCTCGCCGGTTATCCGACTCTCTATATTCCATTAGAGGTCTTTGAGCAGAAGACCGACAAGGCAACTGAAGCCTACAATGACTTCATGGATGTGATTTCCAACATCCGGAGGGACGAAGCAGAAGGCATTCTCCTGCCTGCGGTCTTTGATGCCAATGGTAACCGGCTCTATGAGTTCAAGCTCCTTGCCAGCAGCGGAACTCGCCAGTTCGATACCAGCCGCGTTATCACCCGATACGACACCCGCATTGCTCTGACGGTTATGGCCGATTTCTTGCTCTTGGGCCAGCAAAAGCAGGGCAGCTATGCGTTGTCTGATACCAAGTCCAAGATGTTCTATCAGTCGCTGATGTCATTGCTCGATAATATCGCTGAGACGATAAACACCCAGGCCGTTCCTGAGCTCTTCGAACTGAACGGTTGGGAGAGGGATGAGCTTCCCTATCTCGCACACGGGAAAGCAGAGCCCACCAATCTTGAGGCGCTGGGCAACTTCCTGGAAAGGCTAACCAATATGGGCATGGTGCTGGACGACCGGCTGGAAAATCACCTGCGAGGCATTGCCGATCTGCCCTTGAGAGACATGCAGCAGCCATCTCGGAGAAAAGCAAAGCCGGCTTCCGCTCCAAAAAATTCCCTGCAGCAAAAGAGGCCAGAAGCAGAGCCTGGCATTGAAGAGAGCGAGGAGGTGGCTGCCTGATGGTAAACGGCTGGTGGTGGAGGTGTGGAAATAGCGCACCCTGCAAAGCTTGCCAGGAAAGAGAAGGCCAGTTCTTCCCTCTCTCTGTACCTTTTCAGCAAATTCATGATAATTGTGTTTGCTACCCTGAGCTGTCTGAGGTAGAGGACCCTGAATATTCAGAGATGATGCCGGATGAAGAAATCCCTGGCCTGCAGAGGGTCAGCTTTGAAACGAACGAGACGGCACCAGAGCTCTCTCAGATCGGTGATGAGGATCTGAAGTTCATCATGCCCCTGTCTCCAGAAGCGGGCCTGGGCGAAATGCGTCAAATCCCAATTCTCCAAAAGGATGTGAATCGAATGAAGTACTTTTCCAGCTTTGACGAACTCTGGGCTCATTGTGAGCCATCCCTTGGAAATGGCACGAGTCTCTACGTGGAAAAGGCCGGACAGAAGCGGGCCTTCGCCACCCGCCGCGAGCTGTCGATCCTGGACCGCTGGGCTGGAGGAGCTACCATCGTCAAGGGCGGAGCGGAGAGGGCCGTGCTCCTCAAGGCGGAGATGCAGCCGCTGCGTGTTGCGAACGCAAAGGCGGTCTTTGTCGCCGCCTCTCCTAACAGGATCGAAGTAGCGAGAGGTGTGCCCCTGGCCGGCGAAGGCAGGAGGCTCTTTCAGAAGTCCATCCTGGAGCCGGCTGGCCTCCAGGAAGAAGAGACCGGTTTTCTCTACCTCGTGCCCCGCTGCCTCAATCGTGAGCCGACTTATGATGAGGTGGACGCCTGGCGGCCCTGGATTTTGCAGCAACTGCAAACCATGAACCCCAGGGTCGTAGTAGCCTTGGGAAAAGCCGCGGCAGAGGAGGGCCTGGCCGGAATTGCGATGCCTCATCCTCATGCCGTCCTTCGCCATGGTGACTCCGGGGAGCTGGCCCGGAAGGTCAAGCGCCTCAAAGAGGCTCTGGCCGAGGCCCAGAACATCGATCTTAATTTAAATAGTTGGAATCTTAAGGAAGTTCCTGTCGTTGGAGACGAATTTCACGCCCCGATTTTCAAGGCCGATGAGGAGAGGCGCTTGGTGTACGGCGTGATTGCCGAGTCCGATATGGTAGATGCTCAGGGCGATGTGATGAGTGCCCGTACTATCGAGGACATGGCCCACGACTATATGATCCGGTCCAGGAAGTTCGACGACCGGCACAACTGGAAACAGGTTGCTGCTGTGCTTGTGGATTCCTGGGTCTTCAGAGAGGATGTAACCCTCTTCGGACAGCTTATCAAAGCCGTCTCGTGGGTTATCGGAGTCAAAGTCTTTGACGATGTGATTTGGCAGAAGATCAAATCAGGCGTTTACAAGGCCTTCAGTATTGGAGGAAAAGGTGTACGGGTCCCAAGAGTACGATTTGCTTGAATCGGAAGCGAAGTTCATAAGCTTCGTTCCTCGTGGGGCGAACAAGAAGCAGTTCCTGGTGGTGAAGGAAATTAAAGAATTGAAAGAAGACATCGTGAAGACCATCCTGGAGACGCCGGACGAGGATCTGGCAAAAGCTCTCCAGGAGGCAGGCCTGGAGGGCGAGGGGGCCGAGGCGCTTGTGGGAGCGGCCAAGGTTCTCAAGGCTTACAAAGACGCCCTTCCCGAGAACGCAATTGCGATCCTGGCAAAATGTGCGGGGCTTGCCTTACCTGAATTTGAAAAGGAAGATGTGCCTAACAAAGCGGGAAAGGAGACTAAAAAGCAAGCTGCAAGCGAACTATCGAAAGAGGCCATCGCCAAGATGGACCCCGAGACTCAGGCCGTTGTAAAGCAGCTCCTGGAGGAGAACGTTGTAACCAAGGCCGAGGCTAAAGAAGCCAAGCAGATTGCCAAGGAGCTGAAGGAAGAGAAGATCCTCAAAGAGTATGTCGAGAAGGCCGAGGATCTTCCCCATCTGGCAATTGAGCCCATCAAGTTCGGTCCTGTGTTAAAGGCCCTGGGCGAAGGCCACCCGGCTGAGTTCTCGGAGATCTTCAGGGTTCTCAAGGCGGCAGATGCAGCTATCGAGAAGTCCGAGCTCTTCAAAGAGATCGGCAAGGCTGGATCCGGTGAGTCGGATGCAGAGGCGCAGGTCTACGCTAAAGCCAGGGCCATGGTGGCCAAGGACGGCGATCTGACCCTGGAAGATGCAGTCTGCAAGGTCCTGGACGAGAATCCTGAGCTGTACGATAAGTACGAAGATGAGCGCCAGAAAACCGTAAAGAGGAGGGGCAAGTAATGGCCGGCGAGGAGATTGTTTACTCCACCAGCATCATGGCTGGCGCTGACCTTTCTGACAAGCAGTTTCACTGCATCAAGCTCAATGCCTCCGGCCTGATGATCCTCTCCGGTGCCGGGGAGAACTCGCTTGGCATCTTGCAGGATAAGCCGGCTTCCGGCCAGGTAGGAGCAGTCTGCTGCCTGGGAAAGAGCATGGCCGTTTATGGTGCCTCTGTGACTGCAAACCAGAACCTGACGCCCGACGCATCGGGCCGGTTGGTCCCGGCTACAGGCAACGATGCCCAGGTGGCCGTGGCAGCAGAATCTGGTTCTGTTGGTGAAATCCATAGCGTCTACCTGGTCTCCAGGGCCAGTGCAGGAGCCATCCAGAAGAGCGTTCTGTCCATCCCCTACAAGCTATCCAAGATAGCCAATGGCGATCTGGTTACGGAGATCGTTCCTGGATTTCCGGGGCGGATCATCAAATGGTGGTTTACTATCACCGATCCTGCCACAACCGCAGCCAAAACGGCAGATCTCAATTTGGAGATCAACTCCACCAATGTAACCGGGGGCGTGTTGCAGCTCACTTCTGCCAACTGCACTCCCAAGGGAAGCAAAGTCGAGGCTGCCGCCATTTCTGGAAACAATGTCTTCGGCGCTGAAGACTCCATCAGCATAGAAGCTTCGAACGTCACCGCCTTTGCGGAGGGTGAAGGCGTGTTAATGATCGCTATCGAATAGGAGGTGAAGAAAAAATGCCTCAACCTACAGCAGGTGATGTTCACGTAAACCGCCTGCTCGGAAACATTTCCACCGCTTACATTCAGAAACAGGGCTCTTTCGTGGCCGACCAGGCATTCCCGGTCGTGCCTGTGGACAATAAGAGCGACCGCTACATAACTTACAGCAAAGAAGATTGGCTTCGAGATGAAGCTCAGGAGAGAGCTCCAGGAACGGAGTCCGCCGGCGGCAGCTATGAAGTGGATACCACTCCCAACTTCTTTTGCAAGAAGTATGCCTTCCATAAGGACATAGACGACGACACCCGGGCAAACCAGGACATGCCCATCGATGCTGACAGAGACGGCACCCTCTTTGTGAGCCAGAAGATGCTCCTCAAGCGGGAGAGAGTCTGGGCCGCCGCCTACCTGACCAATGTCTGGGGAACGAACCTGACCGGCGTTTCTGGCTCCCCCGGTGCAGGAGAGTTCAAGCAGTGGGACCAGTCAGGAGCTACCATCCTCAAGAACATCGAGGACTGGAAGGAGTATGTAGCCTCTACTACTGGATTTGAGCCCAATATCATCGTTTGTGCTCCTGATGTTCTGGCAACTCTCAAGGTAAGTCCAGAAGTGAAAGACACCATCAAATACACCCAGAAAGGCGTGGTCACCGAGCAACTCCTGGCCGAACTCTTCGGGGTGGAAAAATTCCTGGTGCCAAGAGGTGTCGTGAATACTGCGGCCAAGGGCAAGACTGGAACCTTCCAGCGCATCGTGAGCAAGAAGATCCTGCTTTGCTATGCTCCGGAAAAGCCGTCTCTGCTCACGCCTTCGGCTGGATACATATTCTCCTGGAAGGGCTACTTCGGGGCTTCCAGGTTCGGTGCTCGTATCAAGAAGTTCCGCATGGAGAATGTGGAGTCGGACAGAGTTGAAGGAGAGATGGCCTTTGACTGCAAGCAGGTGGCTGCCGATATGGCTGTTTACGCGGCAGGCGTAATCGCATAACTCGGTCCTGCCAACCACTTTTTTGAGGAGTTGAAAGCCGTGAGCTGGACTTATACCAACAATCCCGGAGGGAGCACAAGAGATGCCCTGCGGCTGGCCGTGGGCGATACCAACCAGGAAGACCAGCGCCTCTCTGATGAGGAGGTCAACCACTTCCTGAGCCTCTATCCCGAAAGCCTGAATCTGGCGGCAGCCGATGCGGCTGAAGCTATAGCTGCCCGGTACTCCAGCATGGCCGTCTCTTATGTGGGCGACCTCGACAACTCGCCTCATCTGAAGGCGGAGTACTACCTGAAGCTCGCCCGCCAGCTTCGCAGCCGGGAAGTGGTAGCGGTAGTGGAGGAAGCAAAAGAGAGCATTGTGGCAGCTCCGGGCAGCAGCTCGGAAGCACTGCACAGAGGAGCAATATTCAAACGGGAGTCAGGTTTATGAATCAGATTTTGGGTGAGCGCGGCCCGGAGACCTTCAAGCTTCTCCTGGCCGGCGTTGGAACGGGAGGGATCTATCTGTTCGGTGCGTGGGATGTCATCCTAAAGGCCCTCATCGCCCTGGTGGTCATTGACTACATAACGGGCGTGATGGCGGCCTATATTGAGAAGACCCTGAGTTCAGAGATCGGGATGAAGGGCATCATCAAAAAGGTCTGCATATTTCTTATGGTGGCCGTGGCCAATATCCTGGACATCTCCTCCGGCCTGGATGAGCCCTACCTGAGGACGGCTGTCATCTGGTTTTTCATTGCCAACGAGGGGCTTTCAGCATTGGAAAATATGGGCCGGTTGGGTGTGCCTCTGCCTGAGTTCCTCAAGCAGTCTTTGCAGAAGCTGAACAAAGGCAACGCCGGCAGGTGAAATTAAGAACGCTCTCACTGGAAATGCGGGCATAAACGGCATGGTGGACGGCAAGATATGGATTTTTGTATCGAACGGTATCATGGGAATAGCTTAGTCTTGCCAGTGGCATTAACGATTCCCCAGGTATCGGAATCAGGAGCAATCACTCATGTTCCGCTATCCATTGTTGGAGCTGCAATCAGGTTCAAGCTGGGGGAGATTACGGAGTTATCCGATGGCTACTCGATAGCTAGAAATGACTCGGCAGGGAATTTTACCATAATCATCTCCGCTACACTGATGGCGACCTTGGCGAATACTGTCTACTACTTTGCAGCAGAAATCACGTATGCATCGGGCATTCGAGAAACGCTATTCGTCGGCAAATTAACCCTGAAGGATAACGTGGTGCTATGACGCTTGTCACAGTGACTAATCTGTCTCCAGTGGTGAATGTGACTGATTCATCTATAGGATTTCAGATTGGGGTGGGAGTTGATCCCCCCATCTTCAACCTAACCGGCCATTCGATATTTGCGGTATCGGGCGGGGTGGCTGCCTACCAGTTTGTGATAATCAACCCTGCCGATGGAACGGCTCATTGTGCAGATGGCGAGAACCCGACACATGCGGGGCTTGCAGTCGGCATCACGGCGGAGGCAAGAGCTGCTGGGCAACCTGTCACAATTCAGGTAGCAGGAGAAATCACGAATCCATCATGGGATTTGGATGCAGGCGAGATCTATTATCTGGCCCTCGCCGGAACGATATCAAGAACACCTCCAAGCAGAGGTTTCTGGCAGAAGGTTGGAACCTCAAAAGATCGGACGACGTTGATAATCAAATTGAGTGAACCAGTTTTGGTGATATAAATGACAAATCAGAAATTTCTATCTAAAGGCGCTGGTGTATTCCAGGAAGCACAGGCAATCGACACGAGTGCTGGAAGCGGAAGCGCCGGCCTCATTCCAGCATTAGGTGCTGATGGGAGACTGAACGAGAACATGATGCCGGCAGGGGTTGCGGCTGAAACTGTTGTCTGCAAAGCGGGAGTCGGGGGACTGGATGCCAACGATGTCGTGTATATTCACCTGGTCACGACCACACTCACGGCAGACAAAGCCAATGCGACAGACTCGACAAAAAGGGCACAGGGGTATGTAAAGGAAGTAGCCGAGGCAGGAGCAAATGTCACTGTGTACTTGGACGGGGAACTTCCAGGCACAGGCCTCACACCGGGCGCGAAATACTACCTGACAACCACACCCGGCATAGTATCGGCTACTGCACCGACTGGATCTGGTAATATGGTCCAGTGCGTCGGTGAAGCGGTTGGTGAGGCAGAGATAAAGTTCGATCCTGACAAGGTCCCCATCGTGCTGGTGTGATTTATGAAAGCCCTCCAAAAAGGTGCCGGAGTCTTTCAAGAAATTGCTGGCGTCGTTGTGCGCCACTCCGGCACCTCTACGGGGGCGGGCTCAGATCAGGAAATCAGCCATGGCTTTACAGTAGCGCCAAAGAGGCTGGACCTTATTCCCCTGGATGTAGGGGAGTCCACAGTTTTTTCTAACCTAACTGTGGACACCACTCATTTTCACATAACGGTCTATGTAGGCAGAAACTTTGCCTGGGTGGCGGAGGATTGGTAAACTATGTCAGACGCCCTAAATAATATTAAAGACAGTTTTGTTCTCGCCAATGAAGACTTAATCGTATTACAAGGACTGATTCCGGAGATTGAAACGGCCATCCAGAGCCATACAATCTACAGAACAACTACAGAAGCCCTTTTCAGCATATTAAATGATGTCAAACACCCCACCCCGGCAAGCAAATATCATCAGGCCAAACGCGAGCAATTGGTGATGTTTGAAAACCTGGTCAGCTTATCATTCGATTATCGAGCTGCCCAAATCGATTTAGAAGAAGTTAACTTTAAAATCGGTTCCACAGAAGGATTTGAACTAAGAAAGCAGGAAGTACAGAGAGACCGGCTGCAGTTTAAACTTATGTGGATGCGAAAAGACGGCCAGGAACGCATTAGAGAGCTTAAAATGTGGTCTCAGATCAAGGAGGATCTCGCTGAGTCTGATGAGTTTGACATCAACAATAAAGATACAGATGAACTAAAGGCCCTCACTTTACGATATCTCTGGGAGCTACCGGCAGCCTGCCGGGCCGGAAATGATGTTGGTGGAGCAGTTAACATCATTGCCCAGGCCAGGACCATGCTTGCTGAATGCGAGAAACGCAAAATCAGGCTACCACAACAGCTAGTCGAGCGATCAAAGAAACTCCTTCGTGGTGCTTGAATGGGGACTTGGAGCGCGGGAGGCGATCTCGCAACAGCGCGAATGGATTTAAAAGGTGGTGGTAATTCTGCAGATGCCATTTCTATGGGTGGCACGAATTCCTCATATGAGGATACTATTGTAACTGAGGAATATAATGGCACTGCCTGGAGTTCTGGTGGCGATTTATTAACTGCACGGTATGACTTTGCAGGTAGTGGTAACTCCTCGGATGCCATTTGTATGGGTGGCAAGGACGGAGATGCTCAATTTACTGCTACAACGGAAGAATATAATGGCACTTCCTGGAGTTCTGGTGCTGAAATATCAGACCTACGAAGGGGCTCATCAGGGGGCGGTAATTCCGCAAATGCCATCTGTATGGGTGGCTACATACAAGACGAAAATGATGAAGAATTAGACGTTATCTCAACAGAGGAATTTAATGGAACTGCCTGGGGTTGGGGAGGAGATCTTGGATCAAGCATACGTAATTCCGTTAGCGGAGGCAATTCGTCAGATGCTATTTGTGCGGGGGATAAAGATACCTTCATTGTAACTCAAGAATATAATGGCACATCATGGGGTTATGGTGGAGACCTTGGGACAGGGCGAGAATGCCCGGCAGGTGGCGGCAACTCATCGAATGCAATTTGCACAGGTGGCCTCATTTGGTCTCCTTATGGAGTAACCAATCTAACTGAAGAATATAATGGCACTGCTTGGGCAGCAGGTGGCAATTTATTAACTGCCCGATATCACTTAGCTGGAGGAGGCACTTCATCAAATGCAATTTGCATGGGTGGCATGAGTAGCTCTGGAGGTATATGGTACTCAGCAACTGAAGTATACACAAGCGACTCGTCTAGTGCTTATTTTGGCCGTGGATTTTGCGAAGGCATTTTTCATGGGGTGATGGACTAAATGGAATTATCAAGGGCTAAAAATGTGGCCTCCTACGTAACATTTCCTCTAAAAAAGAATGATGGAACTTTACTAATTGGTGCTGCTGGCCTTGATTCTGAGATTGATGCTTGGGCTGATGGGGCAGCACCTAACGGCCTCACAGATTGCACCAATGAGGCAACAGAAATAGGATCTACGGGCATCTATTATCTCTCACTTTCTCAGACAGAGATGAACAATGATTACATCGTGCTTCTCATAAAGTCCAGCTCCACCGGGGCCATACCGCAAGTAATCCTTATCAACACCAAGGCCCGGCCAATTGGAGAAGTCACACTTGCAGCCACCCAGGGCAGCTATGCACCTGCAAAGGCTGGGGATGCTATGACCCTCACTGCTGCTTATGATGCAGCTAAGACCGCAGCATCTCAAAGCTCAGTAAATACGATTGACAGCATTCTCGACAACATCCACGACACCGATTTACCAGCAGTCAAGACCGAGACGGCAGCTATCAAGGCCAAGACAGATAACTTGCCGGCCAGTCCCGCCAATGAGGCCACCTTAACCACCCTGCACGGCCATATTGATGCCATCCTGGGCGATACTGCCGAGATCCAGGCCGAGCTGGCCGATGGAGGAAGAACAGATCTCCTGATTGATGGTATCAAGACGGTCGTAGATGCCAATGGAGTTAAGCTCGTGGCCATTCAGGGCAAGACTGACATGCTTCCTGCAGTGTGGTTTTCTCCTTGAGGAATTAAGGATGTGGTAAAAACGGCATTTACTCTTTTAGATAATCTCCTGAGTGCCCTGACTGGAAATGCGGCTCTAAGTGCAATGGTTGATGCAAAGATTTACAAGAACAAGCCCTTGGAAAAGAGTGATGTAGACCTGCGAAATGCCGTTAATAAGAGCCTCATTTCTTGCGAGGCCCAGGACATTTCCGGTCAGCTCGTAGCCTCAGATCCAATCTTTGCAGTAGATATCAGGTCTCGCAAGGGGACCGATGGAGGGGCAGAGTATTGCGCTGAGATTGCCGATGTAATCCGCATCATTTTAGATGATGGTTTCACCGGGGCCGAGGTCTTGAAGGTCCAGGGTGATGTGGCATTTGATAAGAACCTGGCCGCCTATCGCTGCCGGCTAGAGGTCTTTTGCCATGTAAAAGTCAGCTACATATTGTCCCTCACTCCCTCCATTGCCAGCCCCCAGGGCGCTGGCCAGGAGATCATTTTCGTAGCTGCTGCCACGCCTTCGCAGGGCCTGGAGTATCGCTTCCTTGTGAACGGGCCGGGCACCGGCTCTGCTTCCAGAGATATGACCGGATGGCAGAGCCGCAATAGCTTTGCCTGGAGGACCAGCGATCAGGATGTTGGGGCCTCTGTTATCACGGTGCAGGTGCGTGGTGGGCCCTCAAAAGGAGCTGCAGACCAAAGCACGACAGCCAATTACACCATCACCGCCACTTCTGCCGGCACAGGCACGGCGCCGGAGATCTCCAGCTTAACTCCCAGCCTGGCCAGCCCGCAGGAGGAGCAAACCAAGATCGATTTTATCTGCGTGGCTACAGATGCAGATAGCAACCCGATATTATATCGCTTCTTCCTCACCGGCCCCGGAACTGCTAACGTCAAGATGCTCGTGCAGGACTGGAGCCATAAGAATGCCTGGCAATGGCAGCCTCAAACGGTGGACGTGGGCGAGAGCACCATTGAAGTCCAAATCAGAGACGGCCTGCACGCTAAGAGGGCAGTTACGACGATAACGCAACTGCATCCTATACAGTAACAGCCATCGCTGGTATCGGCACAGCTCCCACGATCACCAGTCTGGCTCCGCGCCTGGCAAGCCCTCAGCCACCGGGAACTGAGATTGAGATAATAGCAACGGCAGCAGGTCCAAACGGGGTAGAGCTGTTATACAAATTTTGGCATAAGCCCCCTGGTGCGAATTGGAAAGACCTGAGCCCTTGGGGTACTCAAAATTGGATTCGTTGGATTCCAACCCTGGCCGACTCAGGAACCAATAGCATCAGAGTGGATGTCATTGACGGGCTACACGCCGAGAGGGGCAGCTACGACGCCACCAGCACAATCAGCTACACAATTTCGCCCTGAGTGGTCTCTATGCCTACCGAATTAATTTTTTCTGTAACCAATCCAGATGGCAGCACATTAACGATTATCCCGACAGAGTATCGCTCGGATTGGCCATTTTTATATCACCAGAGCCTGAGTTTCAAATGCTATGATGGCCAGTTAATTGATGAGCGCGCTACAATCGTGGTTTCAAAGCCGGGCGCAGCCATGCCCGTATTTTGCGGCTACTTTGATCAGATGAAGCGGCCGTCTTTTAAGTCCAAACGACCGCAGCAATATCACTGCTCAGGATTTTCAAAGCTGCTAAATGTGCGCTCTGCATTCCAGAAGAGTTATGCTGCGACAGTCCAGGTAAACGACCTCCTGGGTGACACCATCACCAACCAGGGCCTCCTCTTCGTTGCAAGCTCTCTGGCAACAGGCTGGAAGCTGGCAACAGAGCAAGGTGCACCAGCAAACACCTATTGCCTGGAGCGAACCGGCACAGATGCACTCTACACCCCCAGAATCCCGCTCATAACACCTGCCATCTATCTTGGCTCAACGCAACTAACGCAGTCTGCGAGCCTTGAGGCAATGCAGGTGAACGAGTGGTTCAGGGATTCTGACCGAATCTATATTCGTACTGCCGCGGGCGAGCCGACCGGAAACCCACAGACTTATCCCTGTTACATCCTTAATTTCAAGAACTGCCATCTGCGGGCCGGGTCGATCACAACAGCTACGCTGGTGCCGCCTGGGGTGGATGTGCTTACAGAAAGGCTCTGGACCTCTTTCATGAGGGTTGCAGAAACCCAGGGCCTGGAATTCAGCTTTGTGAATCGCCAAGATGGGGATCAAGATGTTGATGCTCATAAAACAATTTACAGGGGCTGGTATGACAATCCATGGAAAACCTACGTAGAGGCGGATCTGATAGATTTTGAAACTGGAACCATGGATGACACTAAACACGGTTTTGATTCAATCGTACTGAGAGGTAGAACGAATACATTCAACCTCTGCAACCTGCCGCCAAACCGCTGGGGCCGTTCAAAAGCCCTCGGCGAAACGGATCCTCTTGCAGGTGGGATCTACAAGGAATACATACCGTATCAATCCACAATGACAGAGGAGCAACTGGTTACGAGAGCCGGATATATGCTCGGCCAGATGGCAGACGAGCGCTATCTGAGGATCTGGGCCAGACCAGATCATACTCTTAAACTGGGCGACTTCATCAGGGTAACAATTTACAGCGAGCCTTACGCAGGCCAATACAACATGAGGCTATTCAACAAAGCCTTTGAAAGTCGCCTCGGTGGCGATGTTATGGAACTTACGCTTTACGATGGGTACAACCCAGAAGACTGATCGCCATGGCATGTGAAACGAAGACGGTATCGGTGCTCGTCCATGCGGGAAGTGTAGGCGGAACTTCCTGTGAGTGGTGCAGAGACCATATCTCAGGAAAATTCGTCACAGAAGATTCTGCCGGCGAACCCTATCGACTTCCGGCCCACGAGAAATGCCATTGTGCCTGGCAGGTAACAAAAATAACAGGCATAACCAGGAATTTGGCTGAAAAGGTCAGAGCAGTTCTAGAAGAAACAACTGAAGAAGCAGATAACAGCGACTTAGTACAGATAGACAAAATCCAAATAATGGATGAATGCCTGGACATTGCAGAACAGGCTACAGAAGACGCAGAGGAAAGCGCCGCACACTCGATTGCATATTATGCCGAGGCAGCCGATTGGCTGGAACAATCGGAAGCTGCTCTTGCCTTAGCAGAATCTTACGAAGTGATTCAGGCAGAACAGCAAGCAATCATGAATGAGGCACTGGCAATAGCAGACCAGGCAACACAAGATGCAGACGCAGCTTATGCGGCTTCTCTAATTTCTTACGGTCTTGCGGCTGACTATCTGGCCCTCTCGGAAGCTGCATACGCCCTCGGAGAAGCTGATGCAGCAGTCCAGGCAGAACAGCAAGATATCATGAATGAGGCACTGGCAACAGCAGACCAGGCAACAGACAATGCAGACGCAGCGTATGCGGCTTCATTAATTTCTTACGGTCTTGCGGCTGACTATCTGGCCCTCTCGGAAGCTGCATACGCCCTCGGAGAAGATGACGAGGCGGCCCAGGCAGAACAGCAAGCAATCATGAATGATGCCTTAGCGAGAGCTGAATCTGCAACAGAAGATGCAGAGGCAGCAAACGCAGCTTCCATGGTCTCTTACGGTCTTGCGGCTGACTTCCTGGCTCTCTCTGAAGCTGCATACGCCCTCGGAGAAGCTGATGCAGCAGTTCAGGCAGCACAGGCCCTAATAATGGATGCACGTTTAGGAGCTGCGGAGGAGGCAAATGCAAACGCAGAGGAAGCAACTATTGCCTCAGAAGGGTCGTATGCTCATGCTGCCGACTACCTGGCATTATCGGAAGCTGCCTACGCACTTGGAGAAGATGATGAGGCAGCCCAGGCAGAACAACAAGCAATCATGAATGATGCCATAGCAAGAGCCGAATCTGCAACAGAAGATGCAGAAGCAGCAAATGCAGCTTCCCTGGTCTCTTACGGTCTTGCGGCTGACTACCTGGCATTGTCGGAGGCTGGATTTGCTCAGGCGGAGGATTACGAGGCCCTGCAAGAAGAGCAACAGATAATAATGGACGAGTGCATAGCGATTGCAGAATCCGCAATAGAAGACGCGGACGCTGCTAATGCTGCTTCATTAATATCTTATGCCACCGCAGCCAATTACCTGGGTCTTTCTGAGGCAGAATTTGCACTCGGTGAGGATTGCGATGCTACCAGACTAGCCCAGCAAGCCATCATGAATGAGTGCCTGGATATAGCTGAAGAAGCACTAGCGGAAGCAGACGCAGCAAATGCAGCTTCAATAATATCTTATGCTCGTGCAGCAGAATACCTGGCCTACTCTGAGGCAGAATATGCCCAGGGAGAGGATTGCGATGCTATCCAAGCAGAACAGCTCGCAATCATGAATGAATGCGTGGACATAGCAGAAGAAGCAACAGCAGAAGCAGACGCAGCAATTGAACAATACGATTATTGGCATGGTCTAGCAGAAGAATGGTACGCACTGGGAGAAGAGTGGTTTGCTTTAGGAGAAGATGCCGAAGCAATCGAGGATTGGGAAACTGCTGATTACTGCTATAACGAGGCGGAGACATGTTTTAATGAATCAAGCGCGTGCAGTGATGAGGCAGACTATTACGAAGGGTTAGCAGAAGAAGCGATTGCAATTGCAAACGGGGCCTTGGACGAATACGATGAGGCCAACGCAATTTATACTGCCAATGATCCGGCTCCACACTACGCATTAGCCGCATCCTATATACAAACCTGCAACGATTATCTCGATGAGGGAGACGGGTATGTAGCATTAGGTCTTGAGGCGACTGCTATTGCAAATGACGCCCTGGACGAATATTATGCAGCCTTAGCAGTTTTCAACGCCAATGATCCTGCTCCTCACTACGCATTAGCCGCGTCCTATTTGCAAACCAGCAATAATTATCTCGCGGAAGGTGATTGGTATGTAGCATTGGGCTTCGATGCTACTGCTATTGCAAATGAGGCAATGGATGAGTACGATGCGGCCTTGATAATATTCAACTCCTACGACCCGGATGCACTATATGCCCAGGCAGCCGCAGATTTGCAAACCAGCAATGACTATCTCGATGAAGGAGATGGGTTTGTTGCATTAGGTCTTGCAGCGACCGCCATTGCAAATGGGGCCCTGGACGAATACGATGCAGCAGAGGCAATTTATCTAGCACATGATCCAGCTCCTCATTATGCCCAGGCTGCCGCAGATTTGCAGACCAGCAATGACTACCAGGACGAGGGAGATGAGTATGCAGAAACAGCTCTTGCACAGACTGCAATTGCAAATCAGGCCATGGATGAATACGATGCTGCCGAAGTAATTTATCAGGCACATGATCCAGCTCCTCACTATGCTCAGGCGGCAGCCGATTTGCAAACCAGTAATGGCTATCTCGATGAGGGAGACGGATATGTAGCCGCAGGTCTTGCTGCGACAGCAATTGCAAATCAAGCAATGGACGAATACGATGCAGCCTTAGCAGTTTTCAATGCTCACGATCCGGCTCCTAACTTTGCCCAGGCAGCAGCCGATTTGCAGACCAGCAATGACTACCTGTCCGAGGGAGATGGGTATGTAGCATCGGCTCTTGCACTACTCGCAATTGCAGCAGAAGCAATGGATAACTACGACACAGCAGAGGCAATTTATCTAGCACATGATCCTGCTCCTCATTATGCCCAGGCTGCCGCTGATCTTCAGACCAGCAATGACTACCAGGCTGAGGGAGATGAGTACGTAGAAACAGCAATCGCACAGATTGCAATTGCAGCAGAAGCAATGGATAACTACGATGCAGCAGAGGCAATTTATCTAGCTCACGATCCATCAGATCTTTACACACAAGGAGACACCTATTTACACTCAAGCGAAAGTTGCACCGTTTTAGCAGTTTACTGGGCCGCTCAAAGTGTGATATTCTGGGGAACGGCTGCTGATGCACTGGAGGACTATGGAGACGCACAATTTGTCCAACAAGGAGAGGAGGACAGAATAAGCATATTAACTGAACCGATAACAAGATACACAAATTGCCAGGATAATCTCATAATTGAAGATGAACTTGCAAAATTGTAGAATCAGAAGGAGTTAAGACAATGGGAAACGACAAAAACGAGAAAGAACCAGGTACTGAAGAACTGACTCCAAAAGAAAGACTGGATAACGTCAAAGAAAAGATGAAACAAGCTGAAATAAAAGGGGCCCAACTAACGGAACAACGTGAGCAGTTAGTGGAAAATAGGAAGAAGCTAGAGGAAAAGATAAAGGCGCATAAGGAACAGAAACCAGCTCCTGGAGATCCAGTTACTCGCACCTAGGGCTGGGTGTGCAGGGGAGGCACAGCAAGGAAAGCCCTCCTCTCCCCCTCCCCGGACCCCACCCTCTCTCCTCGGTGGTCACGGCAGCGGCGGCGGGATAGCCGGGAGTGCTGACAGGTGCCGTCTCCGGCAGGCCGGAATAATTTGGCTCTTCGCTATTTCCAATCCGGTTGTTAGTTCGTCGCTCTGTGCGTTCTCTGTGAACTCTGTGAGCTCTGTGGTTGAAACGTCGTTAGCCACTGGTTATAACCAAATGGCTACGGACTCCCACCACAGAGACACAGAGCGCACGGAGGACTCACAGAGGACTCGATTATTCTATCATCCACTCGAAACAGCGATGAACCGATAATTTCATGCTTCATGGCCTGCTCAGCGCCCAACAGCATGTTTGCGATCTTTGCAGGCACGGATTCTTCAATTTAAACGGGCTCAAGGCAGAAAACGAGAGCATCTGACTCTTTGTTTCTACCGCAAATCACCGTATATCCCGTTAAGCTCGAATCCTCAGACTCATCAATTGATAGTCCACTCATTGAATACGTTAGCACGTACCTTGTATTTGCCTGCATATCCAATGTATCGAAATACTGCCAATCCCAATTGCTCTCTGGACCATGTGCCCACTGGATATTATAGGTTCCAGGGGACATCATATTTTGGCAAGATTCTGATTGCCCAAGGGGATTGGGTTCAAAAGGACCATAGTAGTTGGGGCAGATTCCTGCTTGTGCTTCCACACAAGGGAATAAAGCTAAGATCAGCGAGGCAAGTAACATTATCCACATGGATTTGATAGTGTTCTTAGAGATTGAAATCCCTCCTTATTGTTTAATGCTTATAGAAAATAGAAAAACCTTTTGATCACACGTGTTAATCCTTTCCTGAGCGAAAGAGCAGATGGCCGC